TATGCGCCTACGCCGGAACATAAGCTGACCGTCTGACAGTCCATATTGAGCGACGAGTTCCTCTTCCTCGTAAGTGCGCTCAAAAGCATCTGTTACATCCACAGTATACTCAGGACTGTCAAACCAAGGACTAAAGAAGGGAATGAACCCGTTAGTCCCATCTACAGCGCCACACCACAGATCATAGAAGACACCAGACATACCGTTCGCGGTAGACTCTACGTAGATAGAGGTGTCTTTTTCATCTGGGATGGACTGGAGAAGCGCGTTAAGGTTTTCAGCGGCAGTAGCTTTAGGCCAGAAGGCAACCTCAGATAAGTGAGCATCAGTAAAGGTTTCACCACGAGAGATACTATCGCCACCAGCAGTTGCCACCTGTATACCTGTGTCCAATTGGCTGAACACAAGTTCCTTACGGGAACTGTAGAGTGTCGCTGGCTTCAATAGATCAGGCATTTCCTTGTGCGTACGCTTGTACATATCGAACAAGGTGCGAGAACTATCTGCTTGGTGAGCTACAACAAGTCCTTTTCGTGCATGACGTTGACTGAGTGTCCAATACATGCGTCCGTGGACGTAAGTAGAGAAGCCCTGCTGTCTCGCCTTAAGAATGACGATACGGACCTTACCTGTGGTTTTACGTTGTGCCTCTATAGCTTCGTGGAGTTTCTTCTGAGGCTCATTGAGAGCTAATGGTGTAACTTCTGCTTGCTTAGTTCTAATTCTGATTGCGTTCTTTGAGTAAAACGCGAAGTCATCGTAAAGTCTTTTTCTTATATCTTTAGTTTTCTGTGTCGTCATCTGCTAGGCTTGCTAACCATGCTTCGGCAGCATTGATGCTTACCTCAGACTTTGCGACTGGTTTCGTTTTACTGAACTCCAGAAGCAATTTAGCAGCCGATAGTTTCGTCTGCTGTGAGTTTGGATTACGTAGAACAGTCAAAGCACCTGTAAGGGCTTCTTCTGCTACCTCATCTAACTCCAGTTTCTTCTTGATGTTTTCCATATCTTTTTGAACCTGTTTTGCTGCTTTCTTCTGGAGACGCGCAAGCTTATTCTCTCGGATACCCCAAGGGTGTCCTACTTTCCGTCCATTGAAACCATATTTGCAGCGTATCTCATGCCAGAAGGCGCTGAACTCTGTGTAACCAGGGATTGTTGCTGCGTAGATAGCTTTGTCGTTCTTCTTGTTTGGACGAGAGTGACTAGGGACTTTCTCAGGTTTAGCCCAACGTTCTTTGTTATACTTGTAGGGCCTCCCTTTTCTTGGAGGAGGTGGAAGGGGTGTGAAAACCCCCTCCTCTGTCTTATGGACGTAACGACCGTCACCAATGTGGATTATTTTGATTTTGTCCATCCTTCTTTCAACTTTGCTTCGTGTTTGTTGAAGATAGACTTAAGTTTCTTTTGAACATCAGGAGCATGTTGTTCGACGAAATCATAAAAATGTTCAACACCACCTTTCGGTGTGCGTGTCTTATTAGACCAAACACCTTCAAGAGTTCTTAGTTCACTTGATAAACTAGGAGCCGCTTTCTTCATTTCATCAATAACACCACCACGGTATTCAATAGTATCACGAGTAGCTCTAGCCCAACCAGCAGGACGCTCAATACCATCTTTTGGTTGTCTGATTTCCATACCTCTAACCTTGACCATGTAATAGTCGTCGTCTTCGATTACATCAGATGCAGCTTCTTTTTGCTTTTGAGCTTTTACTTTAGCTCTGGCTTCAGTCTTAGCTTGTTTTTCTTGAGCAGCTTGTGCTTTCTTTGCTTCATTAGCTGCTTTGTTTTCTTGAGCTATTTTTGTTTTTTCAATCTTAGCTTGATTAGCTTGCTTAAGTTTAGCAACCTTAAGAGCAAGTCTTGCATCAGAAGACACTAGTTCTGGTAACGGTACATTTTGAGAAGGACCAGTGCTTACTTCTGGAGCTTGAACAGCCTCACCAGCTTGCTTTAATCTTGCTACAGCCAATGCTAGTGCAGTAGGACTAGAAGATGCTTCTTGACTACGAAGCATAATGTCTTTTTGACGTCCTACATTACGAAGAACTTCATTAGCTTTATCTTGCTTAAATTTAGCTAATCGCAAAGCCAAAGACGCATCAGATGAGGTAGGAGCAGCGTTTTGTGCTTCTAGTTCTTGACGTAGCTTTGCCGTTCTTAGTGCTAAAGTAGCATCTGATGAAGTAGGTGGAGCATTCTGAGCTTCCAGCTCTTGACGTAGTTTTGCTGAACGTAATGCTAGTGAAGCATCAGAAGCTAATGGAGCCTGATTTTCACTTGCGCGCATAACATTCAGTTTATAGCGTTCTTCACGTAGCTTTTGATCAGCAGCTTTCTGTTCTGCTTTATTTGACTTAATATCTTCTTTAGCAGCAGTTCTAAAATCTTGAGAAGCTTTCCGCTGTTCTGCTACATCTTGCTTGAGTTTAAGCTGCATATCTTTAGCAGCATTACGGAACTCTTGGTTCTTAGATGCTTTAATTTGATCCAATAGTTGATATGGCGTTGAGGTAATTTGTGCGCCAGTATCTCCACCAGATTTCTGACTAACTTTGTTAACAAGACTATTGATGTCAGAGGCACCAGTAAGTCTATCAATACCTTTCATACCAAGGTAACCAGCAGTCTGCGCTCCTAGCAAAGCAGCAGCAGTTGTTGGTTCTATTGCGCCAAAGTAAGGTAAATGCGCTCCACTTAAACCGTTCGCAATTACAGCAAGCGCACCTAAATCTAAACCAGAAGCAGGCCACTTACCAAATGGTTTTATAACTTGACCAAGCTTTGAGTTACTTAAGCTACTCTGACTTAAATCATTTACTTTATTTAAAGCCTCATGATCTGAAAGCAACCGAAGTAAATTATCTCCGTGATACGTTCCACCTAAAGTATTTGTAAGTTGTTCAAGTGTTTTCTCTGGAACAGGTCTATTTTCTTTAACTGCATCAATTGCGTTATCAAGAGAAACTTTTGTAGTATCTGTGTGTCCCGTTTTTTCAGCAATATCTTTAAGTAGCGGACTGTTTTCAGTTCTATAGAAACCAATCTCATTTTGTAGATCAGACTTAGCAGCACCTAAAGGATTTCCAGCTCCAGCTTCTTTATGTGTCTGAATGCGTTCATTAAGGCGATTTAAGCTTTCTGGATTGAGGTCTTTAAGAATATTTTCTCGTGCCTTAATACCACCAGCAAAATCTTTAGGCCCCCTAGCAGCTAACCCAGGCAGTCCACCTTGAGCTGCACCAACAGCCAAATCTGATGCTGTAGGAACCTGTTTATCAACTAGCACCTTATCTGCTGCTGTTGCCTCAGAACCTAGAAGCGCATCTATACCAACAGCCTTACCTGTCTGTGTAGCAGCCTGTTTTAGTCCCTGTAGACCAGTGGACATAATAGGAGCAGCAGCTCCCAAGGTAGCCTTACCACCCAAAGCAGCTAGGCCCATATCAGTAGCTACTTTAGCAGCCACACGAGCCTTTTGTCCGGCGGTCAACTCCTGATCTGGAGCCGTCTTATCAGCTTCACGAACCCTATCAATGGTCGTTCCAGCCTCTGTAGCGCCTATAGTAGCCACAGCTCCCGGTAGTCCACCAAGTGCGCCACCTACGACTGCTGGTCCTGCCATCTCCACGACTGAGCGTGGGACATTGAGTAACCGCTGTTCGATAGGTGCATTGGCGTCTTGGGTAACGCCAGATGCTGGAGCATACTGATCGGGAGTTACCCCCATTCGCTCTTTGACGGCTTCTACCAGCGAATGTAGCTTCGCTAACTTTTGTGGATCAGCGCCTTCTACAGATTTACCAAGGGTGTTTACAACACCTTCAGCTCCATTAAGGAGACCATAGGCTGTACCTCGCCCAAACTTCTCTGGCACTGACATTGCGTCAGTTTGCTGTTGTGGCGTTGGTTGTGGTTGAGGAGTAGGAGAGCCGAAATGTTTCGCCATAGCCCCTTTGATGACTTCATTTGCTGTGCCATCTGGAAATTCAACTACGGACCCATCTGGCCCTTCTACTTCAATTGACATAAATTATTCCAGTTCACCCGTTTGAGGGTTGTATTTCAGTCGTTTATTCTGATTAGTTGCAGGAGGATTATTTTCTCCTGTTTTGTCACTAGATCCAAACCATTGTTCATGTGTTCTACGTGCGTTTTGACGAATAGAACCTACTTCACGCTGAACAATATTAACCGCAGCCTCTAGAGACTCTTGGTTCATAGTTGTCAGTATTTTGTTTCTGGCGTTTCTTACGTCATCAACAGTAGGTGAAGTTTTCTGAGGGTTAAGTGCAGTAGCGTAATCAAGAGAGAATGCGTCAACAGCAGTCTTTAGTGCTTGAAGCTTAGGGTCGTTTGTTTGTTCATCCCACTTTTGCTTCAAACCCTCAATAAATCTAACATCACCACGAGGATACTGTTTAGAAGTTTCAATAAGGTTTGTAGCGGCAGCATCAATCTTGTTAGCAGCCGTCTCTGTATTAACGTCAATTTGAGCAATACGGTCAGCAACTTTATTCCGATAACGAAGTTCTGTTCTAGACTTCATGATGTCATCGACATTTAACCCTAGTTCTTTGGCAACCTTAGTCTGCTCTTCGTCAATTGCTCGTTTATCTACAGCACCTTGTTTGTCACCACCAATTTCTCGCGTCCATGTATTATCACCCTTAATGGCGCGCATAGCATACATACGGCGAGTATCTTCAGATAACGAAGGCTCTAATTTTTGGTCACCACTTTTCTCTTTCATTGTGTCCATAAGAGAAGGGTCTGATTGAAGCATACGCAATGTGCGGATAGTTTCTGGCTCTCTCTGTCCAGCAAACTGACTGTTCAAAGGCTCAACACGAATTTCTCCGCGTGAGTTCTGGAACATCAAGCCCTGACCGTTCTGTGTCTGACCTGCATACTTCCAGCCGCCTTGTGCTTCACGCGCTTGTTCTTGAGCAGCAAGATTGCCAGCAACACGCGAGGCGTTAAGTGACGCAATGCCAGTCCCTCTGTTATCTAACGAGGCAATAGCTGCACCCATGTTAGCCAGAGTTGACCCAATGTTATTAAAGGGCTGCGAGTTCTCTTGGTCGCCTAAGGACATCGATTGCGCGCCTGGGGGCTGCTCTGGAGTAGCTCCTGGGAGTTGCATAGGTGCGGCTGTAGCTTGATGTGGTGTAGCTGAAGCTTGCCACGAGCGTGGATCTACAGGAGACATCCCGTTCTCAAAGCGACCCATAGCCATAGCCATGTTACGACGCACATTTGGGTCGTTCATGTCTAACGGTTGATTAGGGTCAACACCCATTTTCTTACTTACAAATGA